ATAAGAGGCAACAATGATAGCGTTGTTTTCTCGTTCTGTGATTTCTCTAACTAATTCTCTCTCCTCTGCGTCTACTCCACCATGTATAAAAAATACCTTACGGTTCTCACCCTTGTTTTTATTTATCTTCTCATAGAGTACTGCTCCATGGCTCTCGACTCTTTGGAAAAGCACAAGTGTATTCCCTTTAAGATCAAGTGATAGATTCTTGATAAAATTATTACGTTGTTCGTGAGAGATTAAATATTGTATCTCATCCTCATAAGTATCAAACGTTTGTGGTGAGTGCTTGAGGACTAGACATTGTATATCCAATTGTGACAGATGACCTTGCTGCATCAACTCATCAGTTCTCGTCACTTTGTATGATGGACCAAACAATCCTTCCAATACCCACTTATGAGTTTGTGTACCGTCTAGTGTTCCAGTAAAACCAAACCTATACTTTGCGTGATGTAGTTTGGTCATGATCTGAATCAATGACTTGGACTTGAATAAATGCGCTTCATCTCCTATAATTACGTTATATTCCTCAAAGAAAGAACGCTCAAGTTTATATACTGACTGCCAAGTAGTGATAGTTACAGGAGCTTCATTACTTTTATCGCGACCAGAATAGATACGATGACAATATGAATCAGCATCCCAACCATAGTCTAGGAAATCCTTATACATCTGCTCTACTAGGGATGTCGTCGGAACAACTAGCAAGATTTTTTGACCTTTGTCTACATAATACCTTACGAGAGAATAAATCATCAAAGATTTGCCTGAGGCAGTGGGAGATATCAATAGTTTTCTATTATGTTTTAGAGCGTCGAATACTCCCTCTATTTGATACTTCCTCGGAGAGTGAGAACAAATAGAACTCATGTAATCTTTTACACCTTCATACGAGATATCATCATTCTCCTCATAGGGTGTCCCGTAGAATTTGTTATTTTCAAACTTGTAACTATATCCGTATTGCTTACAGAAATTGACAATCTTATCTAACAGACCAACATAGATCTGTTTAGAACGCATATCATATAAATGTATTTCTCCGTTCCAATTTCTACCACGATACTGTGGCATGAACTTCGCATTTGGAACTTCAAACTTAAAATGATCCCTCAGTTCATATTCGATATGAGGTTCAGTGTTTATCTTTAGAAAAACTTCGTTGGATTTGGAAATAATAAGGTCCGTCGTTCTCACAACAATCCATTCATCTAAAGATATTTATTACATATTGCTAAACCTATGTTCAAGCATGATTCTATAGAAATGATCTCTCATTGCTTGAAGTTCTTCTTGCTCTTGTGGACTTCCACCAGACCATTTTTCTACTGCTTGAGATAGACCCGTGTGAATAACACGAACTGCTTCTATTGGCAGTTCTAAATGGTAATACTCTTCTTCTTCCATTACCCTAACCCCGCATTAAATCTCATGAACTCGATAGCGTTTTTGATTTGATACGTCCTGTTTGTAATCTGTTTTAAAATGCTTTCAAGATACACTAACATTGTATCATAGTAATCTATCTTCAAACACACTGTAGACAATTTTTCGTCAGCGTCAAGGTATTTCTGCATTGTATCCTTGTCGCGAATCTTTTTTGGAAATGGATTTTCCACGTAGACATCTGGATCTGCTTTGCCACTGAAGTATTCATAACGTTCATGGCGAATATTTTTTCTCTGTTGCTCTGCTTTCTTCCGCATCAGGAAGATGGTATTATATAATTCAAAATATTTTGCGTGAAGAGAAGGGATATTCAGAGACTCCTCATGAAGGTTGTCTCTGTCTAGTTTTGCGTCTTTCTCCCACATATCTTGAATTGAATCAAGATCAAAATTCATATGGCGTTGCCGTTCAAATCAGTTATATTGTAGATAGTATACTTGAATTCGGCATCCGCTGTAAAGTACTGGATGTCCGTATCTGTAGCATCAAACGTCAAAGTTGTCAAAGACACTGGGAACAAATCTTTGAAATTAACGTTGAACTTTGGAATAAGATTACTACTTAAAATCTGGAGAGTTCCATCGGAATAGATATCATCTCCTCTCTCATTGGTGACTCTGGTAGGAAGAACACCACCAGACTCAAACTTATTAAACTCCGCGATGGACTCTGGGAAACCTAGTCCTCTAATCCACTTTTGGATTTCCATGTAGTTTTTTAGATCTTCATCAACTAAAAATCTAATAAACAAATCACCAAAAGCAATCTTATCTCCAGGTGTTGGAATATCCCTCAAGTAAGAAGGTTGATCAACTACACCTAGAGATAAGTCGGGAATATTTGCTTGATTACAAAAGAATGCTGTTTTTGGACTTCTGGTAAGAGTAAACTTAAATCCAGTAGGCGCAAGAAAGTTTCTATTGTCAATCTGGTTGTATGCAGAATCTCTTACCTCAGCGACCATGACTTATCACTCAGCATGAACAGTGGCTTTTCTCCATCCACCATTCTTTCCATCGGGATTGTTCATCACAGCATTAGCAGCTGCTTCATCAGCATACTGAATTCTGTCTTCATAGATGTCCGTCCACCTTCTATTGCCAGCATAAAATACGGTGATGGTTTCATCAACAAGACTTGGCTTTTTAATATGGTAGGGCATTGTTGTCCTCAGTTGGTTTACAGCTATTTATACAAAAAAAGGACCCCGAAGGGTCCTTGGAGAAATATGTGTCCGATGGATCACATGAGGTTCTTAACAGCAACGCGACGATAGTAGCGGTTCTGGTTGACCTTGAGAGCGCCGAGACCCTGGTTGGTTCCTTCTGCGAATGGGTTAGCAACGAGACCATAGCGGGTCTTGAAGCCAATCTTGGGCTGGAAGGAGTTCTCACCAACGGCACGTACCATCTGGAGAGGTACATATGGGCAGTAGAACAGTCCAGCGTCATAAGGGTTGGTTCCCTTATAACCGACAACGTAATACTGGTTACCGTTTGCTGCGTTAGCAGAGGTGAGGTTGGAGGAATAAGGATCGATGTATACACGATACTTACCTTGGAGAACACCAGCGAAGGTGTTACCAGTGTCATCGACGTTCAGGTTAGTTGACAATGAAGGTGCATAGTCAAGCATACCAGAAGCAACAAGTGCAGTAGCAACGTCAGAAGAACAGATAACCATGTTACCCTTACCACGACGTGTCTCTTTTGCGATTACGTTACATTCGCGATCGAGTTGAACCAACAGACCCTTGAACTTCTCAACTGACCAACGGCCATCAGCGTCAGTGCTGAGGTCGAAGATACCGCGAGTTTGGATACCAGCCTGACGTGCACCGATCTTCGCCTGTGAGTTAACAGTACGGATCACTTCACGGTTGATTTCCGCAAGGATTTCAGTAGACAGAATGTTTGCCAACTCTGTCTCTGCGTCAAGACCGTGGATTGCCTTCAGGTCTTGTGCGAGTTCGAGAGTGTACTCTGCCTTCAGAGCGCGTGACTGTGCAGTTACAGTGCTCTTCTCGATGGTGAATCCCATCTCGTTGAAGTCGTTACCAGTGTTACCCAGTGCTTCAGCGTTCTCAGTAGACATACCACCGTTAACTACTGGAGAGTAGGGGTTAGTAACAACGGGGTCACCGCCTGAATCAAAGATGCCTGAGTCAGCGTCAGTATCAGAAACACCAGCAAGACCAGATGGGCCGAGTGTTGATGCAACTTGGTCACCACCACTTGAATCACCTGAGTAACCTGTTACTGCTTCGTCAAACAATGCCTCGTCGTCCGCAGTTACACCAGCAGATGTTGACTTGTAACGTGACTTCATCGCGAAGATGAGGCCAGTTGGGCCAGTCATGGGCTGAACACCACAGATGTCGTATGCCATGAGGTTAGGCATTGCACGACGTACAAGTGCGATCAGTACGGGGTTCCAGTTATCAACTGAACCAGTACCGCCATCTGAGAAACCACCGTCACCAGCTGCGTTAGCTGCGACTTCGTTAATTTGACGTGACTCACGGAATGCGATTTCTTGGTTCTCAAGAACAGCAGCCGTTACCGCACGGCGGTGAGAATCTTTGATTTCATCACCTTCGTTGAGAACTGGGCTCCACTTCTCAACTAATCGATCGTAAGATACAGTATTCATTTGAATATCTCCTAATTACTTATTAGTTCTTTGGATTGCAGAGAGATACTGTGACATGACATTTGATACTTCTTCTGTCTGGTCAGCAGTCCAATCTTCGTTTACTTCTTCAGCAGTTGCAGAGACTTCTTTCTTGAAGTACGACTCTTTTACAGTCTTCACTTTAGAAGTGAATGACTCTTCGTCTTCGAAATCTAGGCCATCTACCAATGATGCGAGTTTTTCTACCTGAGTGTCAGCGAGATCACGCGATGCTTCACGAATGATAGCGTCACGTTGGAAGGTCTCGATCTGCTCAGACATTTCTAGAACTTCTGCTGTACGTACATTGAGAGTCTCTTCGAGATCTTCAACTTGGTCAGCGAGTTCATCAACTAGGTCTACTTTGGACTCTGGAACAGAAACATAAGACTCTTCGAACAGATCACGAAGATTGTTCATGAAGCCTTCTGCGATCTCAGTACGGAGGCCTTGCTCCACTGCGATCTGGTTTTCTGACATCCAGTTTTCAACAACATAGTTCAGGTATGAATCAATCTTCTCAACGAGGTCAGAACGAGTTGCGTCCAGTTCCTCTTCGAGTCGTGATTGATACTCATCTTCCATGCGCTCTACTTCTTCTGAGAGCTTGGAACGTATTGCAGTCTCAAAAATAACAGCAGTTTTCGCTTTAAACTCATCGGACAAAGTTGCTTCTGACTCAACCAATGCATCCAACTCATCTGTGTAAGCAAACTCAGGCAGTTCTACTGCATCTTCGTCAGCTTCAACATCTTCGTTGTATGAATCGTACATCTTAGACATTTCTGCCTTAGACATGCCACTCATCTTTGTGAACATTGCGTTGATCATTGCTGCTTTAGTCTTAGGACGGCCAGCAGGCTCATCCTTTCCTTTTTGGTCACCTTTTCGAGTAGGAGCTTGTGATGTAGCATCACCAGCCTTATCTACTGAAGCGACTGACTGCTCTTCATCACCCACGGGCGCTTTCTGAGCACTAGCTTCCTCAAGTTCTGGAAGCTCAACATTTTGGTCAATATCGGACATATGTTTTACTCCTTAAAGTTGGATTTAAGCAACGAGAGGAAATTCTTGTACTCACGAACCTGCGTCTCATAGAGATGCTTTGTCGGAGCGGATTTAATTTCTGTCTCCATTTCTTCAATGACTTGAGCTTCTATCATACCGTTGTTCCAAACCCACTCAACACCTTCCATGATGCCATTTACAAAAGCACCAGGCGCTGACGGATCTTGAACAATATCAACTGTATTAAGAATGAAATCATCACGCACATACATTGTGCCATTTCTCTGCTCAAGACTACCCATACCACGAGTTGACACACCTAGTTGAACACCACCTTCAAGTAGACCTTTCACAATCTGACCCATTGGAGTATCCAATATTTGTGCCTTTCCTATCACATCATTGCCTTCAAATTTGAGGTCAGTGATGAGATGAGAAACTTTGTCAAGGTTCACTGTGGGGCCTTCAGGATGATTTAACTCACCG